CTCGACGCAGCAGGCCCCGACGGTATGCCACGCCGAACCCTTGCAGGTTTGGCACTTCCCTATAACGTGCAGGCCACGGTAAGCGACGGCACTAAAGTTATGTTTATGCCGGGCAGCCTTGACGCTGGCGGCAAAATGCCCAAACTGTATTTGGGCCATGACAGCACGCAGGCCGTAGGTTTGGTTACCGCCATGGTAGATACACCCGGCGGAATGATGTACGAAGCCCGCATAAGCGAAACCACGCTAGGCAACGAAGCGCTAGTACTGGCCGCTGACGGAGTTTTAGACGCAGTATCGGTAGGCGTAAACCCAACAAAGTTTAGTTATGACGCTGAAGGCGTAATGATTATTGAGGCTGCCCAATGGCAAGAATTAAGCCTCGTGCCGTTCGGTGCATTTGCTGGCGCGTCAGTAGATCGAGTGGCCGCCAGTATCCACCAACAGCCCGACGAAGTAGAGTTAAATAGTGAACAGGAACCCGTAGAGGAGAATAACGAAATGTCAAACCCAGTAGAAACCCCAGCCGTTATCGAAGCCGCACCAATGGCCCAGCCATTGTACGCGCAGCCACGCAACTTTAAGTTGCCAACTGCTGGCGAGTTTATCGCCGCAACAATTCAGGGCGGCGGCGTACTTGCCGAAATGAACGCACGTATTCAGGCAGCAGCACCAAACATTACAACCGCTGACACCCCGGGTATTTTGCCAGAAATTATTACCGGCAGCGTTTACGACGGGCTTAACCCTATTCGCCCGTTTGTTAGCGCAATCGGTACACGTGCCATGCCCGGCGCAGGCGCAACATTCCGCCGCCCAAAAATCACGGTACGCCCAACAGTTACGCAACAGCCAACCGGCCAACTTAATACGCTTGACCCAAGCACAGTTACCGTCGCAAATAACGACGTATCTAAACTTACGTTTGGCACTTACGTAACAATGTCAGAACAAGATTTGGACTGGACAGACCCAGCCTCGATTAACATTGTTCTAAACCAGTTGGCAATCGCTTACGGCCAAGCAACCGACAACTACGCAGTAGATACTTGCCATGCAGCAATTACACAAACTTCAGCAGTAGCCGACACTTCAGACCCTGCCGACTGGATCGCCGCAATTTACGACGGCGCCCGCCAAATCAGCGCAAGCAGCAACTACCTACCTAGCCATATGGTGGTAACACCGGGTACGTGGGCAGCGTTGGGTTCATTGGTGGACAGCACAGGCCGCCCAGTATTCCCACAGATCGGCGCTATGAACGCACCGGGCGAACTGTCTGCTGCTAACTGGAATGGCAACCCGCTAGGTTTGGTGCTTGTCGTAGACAGAAACGCACCGGGTTCATTCATGGGTCACGCAGCAGGCCCAGCAGCAGGGTTCGAGTTTTACGAACAGCAAAAGGGCGCTATCTCGGTAGACGTACCAAGCACACTTGGCCGCACTATTGCCTACCGTGGCTATGCAGCCGCGTTCATGGCAGACGCAACCAAGTTCGTTAAGTTCGTCTGATAACCGAAAGGTAGGCCAGTTATGGCCGTCTACTCGGTCACCCATAAACAGTTACTGGACAATTACGCAGTACTGCAAACCCTCACGCCAAACGATTTAGTAGTAGGCGGAAGTTTTACAGTAGCAACAGTTGGCGTACCTTTTAACGGCACGTTTACCGTTCGCGCTATTCCCGAGTATCTGTTTATTGGCGTAGATGAATACGGCGATTTACTTTACGATTACGAAGTACCGGTACCTAATCAGGTTTTGTATTCATGCACAGGTAGCAACGTACAACGCACCGCTGCCAGCGGCACAATTACGTTTACCGAAACGTGCACGTGGATTACGGCCGCGCAAATAGAGGACTGGTTAGGTATTGGTACAGCGTCGGCATTAGATACAACTTTTTTAACCCAATGCGCGTCGGCTGCTAACAGCCTTGCCTTTACTCGACGCCAAGAGGCAGGCTATATAGACAGCCTTACCACGTCGCCCAATGGGCAGGTAACCCTTGGCACCATTTCTTTAGGCGGTTTTTTTTACAGGCAGCGCGGCGCGGTAACAGACTTTGCAGCGTTTGACGGTATGGCCGCTGGCAGTTCGGTAGGGCTTAGCCCGGCTATTAAAATGCTGTTAGGCATACCACGGCCACAGGTTGCCTAATGCCTGTTGCCTATACAGACCTGTTTAATGAGGCGCTAGACGATCTAGCAGCCACGCTAACGACGGTTACAGGGCTGCAGGTAGTAACAGACCCCCGTAACCTTGTGCCGCCTTGTGCGTTCATAGACGCGCCTAGTTTTGTGGTTTATGGCGGTGGCGGAAACATAGTGCAAATCACCTACACGGTTCGGCTAATCACACTTGGCCCGGGCAACCTTGACGCGCAACGAAACCTAATGCACCTAGCCAGTTTGGTAGTAGGTAAAAACGTTGCTGTAACCGCTGGCCGCCCTACTATTGCTGTTATCGGTGGGGTCGAAATGCCCGCCTACGATTTAACTATAGAAATGCAAGCCCAAACCAGTTAGGAAACCCAATGCCTTACACGATCATTAGTCCACGCTTAGGCGAACCCGGCACAGAATACGACGCCGAAGGTGCAGCCGCCAACGGCATAAACGTAGCGGCCCTAGTCGAAGGCGGATTTTTAGAACAATCCACAAATGAAACCGCAAAACCTGCTAAAACTAATAGCAAGAACACACCAAAGGACTAACCACTATGGCTACCAGCACTTACCTAAGCAACCCAAACGTAACGGTGAACTCAGTTTCGCTGCAGGATCAGTGCCAAGGTTTGGTATTTACCCGCACTATCGAGGCGTTGGAAAGTACAGCATTTGGCACCACGTCACGCAGTTACACTGCAGGCCTCGAAAACTCCACGCTGCAACTTGATCTATATAGCAGTTTTAGCGCTAGCGAAACTTACGCAACGCTTAAAGCATTGGTAGGCACTACCACAACAGTTTCGTGGTCACCGTCAGCAACCAGCCCCGGTACTGCAACTAACCCAACCATGACCCTTACAGGCGCATACTTGGAAGCAATCCCCTACACGCAGGCGTTAGGCGCGCTGGGTACCGTAAGCGTTACCTTTACTGGTGGCGTTTACTCAGTAGTCGAAGTTTAATTAGCGCCGGCAACGGCCCGACACAAAGGCAGGCACAATGCAATTAACACTGAAAGCCACGTTTAACGACGGCACTACAAACACGGTTACCACCAATTTAAGTACGGTGGTTGCATGGGAACGCAAGTACAGGCGTAAGGCGTCTGAAATGGCGCAAGGCGTAGGCGTTGAGGATTTAGCCTATTTGTGCTACGAAGCAACACGCGCAGCAGGTACCACGGTACCGGGCAACCTTGACCAGTTCATTAGTTCGCTGGCGTCTATTGAGGTAGTCGAGGCCGCTGACCCAAAAGCCTAAACGGCACGGTGCGCCGCGCACTTGCCGAAATCTTAGTAGCAACAGGTTTTTGGCCTAGTGAACTATCATTCGAGTTAGACGATATGAACGCCACCATAGAAATACTGAACAAGCAACGCGGCGGTAGGTAATGGTTGCGCGCGCAGCAATACCCGAAATCTACGGGATTAAAGAGGCGCTTAAAGAGTTAAACGATTTTGATAATAAGTACAGGCGCGAAGTAACTAAACAGATAGGTGGCGCTGGCCAGCAGATCGTTAGCGAAGCGCGTAGCATGGTTGCCCATTTTGATAACAGCAAACAAAACGGGGCGCCATTGTCGGGCATGGTTCGCGGCAACTTAATTAAAGGCCGTAATACCAGTTGGAAAACAGATCAGGTACAAAAAGGTTTTAAGGTAAAAGTAGGCGTACGGGCCAGCAAGGAACGCTACGTAAACTTTAACCGTAGTGATGATTTAGGCAACCGTTATACCAGCCAAGTGGTTTACGGTTCTAAGCCCTACCAACTTATGGTTATCCAACAGGCTGACGCTGCAGGCGCAATCTATGACCATGCCGGGGCACAAACACAAGGCACGTTTGTAACAAACCTTGACGTGGAAGTAGGCGGCCAGCCACGCGCCGTAGATATTGCGGTAGAAAATAACCGCGAGGCAGTCACCGAAAAGGTTATGCAAATCGTAGATACTGTTATGGAAAAGACAAACCGAAAACTGGTAACACGCCATGGCAATTAATATCCCCATCATTTCTAGCCTCGAAAGCAAAGGGTTTCAGCAGGCAATTACCCAACTAAAAGCCCTAGAAACCACCTCACAAAAAGCGGGCTATATAGCAGGTAAAGCGTTTTTACCAGCGGTTGCCGCTATGGGCGCGCTTACTGTTGCTGCCGGGTACAGCATTAAAGCCGCCGTAGAGGACAGCGCCGCGCAAGCGATATTAGCCAAAACCTTACAAAATGTTACTAGCGCAACCGACAGCCAAATAGCCGCAATCGAGGAACAAATATCGGTAATGTCGCTGGCTACTGGCGTCGCTGATGATGAACTCCGCCCCGCGTTTGCGTCACTGGTTCGCGTAACCCAAGACGTAACGGCAGCAACCGACGGCCTAAAACTGGCTATGGATATTTCAGCCGGCACGGGCAAGGATTTAGGTTCGGTCAGTGACGCGCTAGCAAAAGCGTACGGCGGCAACTATAAAGCGTTGGGCCTGCTGTCGCCTGAACTAAAGAAAATGATAAAAGACGGTGCCAGCCTCGACGAAGTTATGGCTGCTATGGCTAAAACGTTTGGTGGTCAAGCCGCTGTTGCAGCAGGTACCGCGCAAGGGCAATTTAAGCGCCTTAACGTGGCACTCGACGAAGCCAAGGAAAGTATAGGTATGGCGTTATTGCCTGCTGTTATGGCCGTGCTGCCGTACCTGATCGCGTTTGGTAATTGGGCTGCAGATCACACCGGCACACTGTTAGCCGTTGCTACCACTATTGCCGCAATATCTACAGCGCTAATAGGATTTAAGGCCGCGCAAGTTATCGCTAACGCGGTAACAATAGTAACTACCGCGCTGAACTGGTCACTGGCTGCCAGCGCTGCTGCAGCCAACACGGCCCTAACGTTGGGCGTAGGTGCTGCCGCTATTGCTGCCGGGCTAGTAGTTGCTGCTGGCGCGTTTATGGTTTACAAAAACGCCACAAAATCAGCCGTGGAAGGTAATCGCACGTTTGGCGGGTCACTAACCCCACTGCCCCCAGCCATTGAGGAAGTAGACACTGCTATAGGCGGGGTATCCGATAAGGCTAAGAAAATGGCCGAACGCGTTAAAGAGGCCAGCGACGCACTTAAAACGTATTTAGCAGACGCACTAGCCAACGCGCAAACCCAATTAGCCGAAGCGCAAGAGGCGTTTAGCGATTTTGCTACAAACGTTAGCGACGGCATTAAAGACGCGTTTAGTTTCCAAGACGCTAAAGACGCAGGCGACGAAACAGGGTCAGGGTTTCTACAAGGCCTACGCGATCAGGTAGCAGGTATTGTTAAATACGGCCAAGACGTCAAAACGCTGTTGCAGTTGGGCCTATCCCAAGAAGCGTTGCAGGCTGTACTCGACGCAGGCGGCGAAAG